TCAGGCCTCTTCGACACACTCCAGCGAACGCTCGACCATGACTTTGGCCATTTCCAGCATGTGCATGGAAGCGAACGCCAGATCGCGTTGCGAACCGGTCAGTTCATCGCCGAGTTCGTGAGCGGTGGCCGATGCGCAGCGCAGAAAATCCAGCGCGTGCACCAGGGTGGCTTCCAGGCTGATGAAGTCGAACTTGCTGTCGTGGGGTTCCTTGGCCGGTCGGGAGATTGGCAGGTAACACTCCATGGCGCGCTTGACCACAGCCTTGTCGAAGACCGGTGCGGTGCTGGACTGTTTGTTGGGCGGATCGGGGGTTACTTTGACCATGCTTAGCTCTCTCCTCAATGGAACTGCCACTGGGTCGCGACTAAACGATTGAGGTGGCAGCTGTGCGAAAGGTTAGTCGACCGGGAGCTAAGACCGGCGCACCCGAAGGTGCCCTCACGCACAGCCGCCATAGAGTGCAGGAAGAAGACCTGACCAAACAGCGACGCGATACGCCTTAACTCAAATCCGGGCGACTAAACCCGATCGCTGATGGGCAGCGACGGGCGGAGAGTAGAAGCCCAGATAGAGGGGCGCAAGCGGTCGGGGATTCTCTCGGAAACGTCCTTCAAAAGAAAGAGACGGTGCCTGCAAAAACGCGCCTGAAAGCGTTGCAAAACATGATGGCTGCGTACGATGGCACGAAGTGCGTGGGAGCGAGCTTGCTCGCGAAGACTGAATAAGCAGCGCCGCATTCCTGTCATGACTCACTACTAAAACTGATCATCCTTCAACCGCGCAAACGGCACACTGCGGTTCTGCAGCTTGCGCAACGTCAGCTTGTAGGCACTGGACTTGATCTGACTGCCCATCGGCGTCTCCTCCAGCAAAATCCTGCCCGAGGCAAATGCACAGCCGGTACTCATCATCTTGTACTTGAGCAGGTACAGGCCCGGGTCCATCTTGGCGAACGTAAACACCGCCCCGGCCGGCACAAACGCATGCCGAAACGCCCTGCGCCCCACCGCATCCGTGACCTTGGCATACACCGCCGACTCGCCCGCCGAGTTATCCACAGTGATCTGCGACCAGCCGTTGTCCTTGAGCACCGGCATGTCCTTCACATAACCCGCCTTGTCCGGCCACGGCGCGCCCATCGGATCGAGCGCCGGCACGCCACACTCGGACGCCGCAGCATCCACCGGCTTGGCTGGGCTCGCTACAGGCTCCTCGACTGGCGCGGCAGGCATGACAGGCGCGGGCTTGACCCACGTCTGCGCAACCGGCACAGGCTCGGACGGCACAAACGACTTGCCTGCACCCGGGTCGTAGCCCATCCACGCGCCACCCGCGCAGAACACCACAAACAACAGCGCCCAACGCCACGCACTGCGACGACGCTTGTCACGGGAAGGAGATGCAAAAGCATAGGAAGAAGACTTGGGCGCAGGTCCCGAACGAGCCGCCTGAGACGGCGCAGCAGCAGTGGCTGCAGAAGTGGCCGCATACACATGCACCGCCTGCCCACGCGCGGCATGCGCCTGCTTGCGGCGCGCAGCGTCCATACGCGCCTTGTGCTCATTGGCAGCGAGCTGCGCATCATAAGCCGCACGCCGCGAAGGGTCAGCCAACACATCGTGAGACGCGTTGACGACGCCCATCATGTCCGAGGCGTAAGGATCTGGATTCCTGTCCGGGTGCAGCTTCTGCGCCAGCTTGCGATAAGCCTTCTTGATCTGCTCAGGAGAGGCATCGCGAGCGACACTCAGCAGCTCGTAATGCGTAGGCGTTCTCTGCATTGCACTTGCTGTCCATGGCTGACTGCCATTTTCGATACAGCTGTATCGGCCAAAAAGCCGGTAGCTCCAGTGCAAATCCGACGCAACAGCAACCAGCCCACAAGAAAATGCCCGAATCCAGAGGATCCGGGCATTTCTTGAAACATCGATGAAGCCTTCGTCGGCATCCAGACGCACATTCATGCGATTCAGACAGCCATCCTCAGCCCCACCCTGCGCAAAGCCGACAGGCCAGGCGCACCTGCAAATATCCTTCAACAACTCTTCAGCGAATGACCAGCCTGCGGCATACAACACCCCAAACCCGGTTACGATCCATCGCATCACTCATCAGATAGTCCTTTATCTGCATGGCTGAAAAGCTAACGACCCGTGCTGCTGACTCAGTAGCCTGGGCCGTTGAGAACAAGCCTATGCAAAGCCCTCCTGCCCCGCAACTGCCCAAAAATGGCGGGGTCGGATGGGTGCCTGTTCCTACGCCAAATCGCCATCAACGCTGGACCCATTGGTTTGCGCGACCAGGTTAAAAATCCAGCGTTCTGTCAGGCACAAGCGACGAGCGCCAAAGGCAAAATCAACCCCCGAATTCAACGCCATCCGCCCTGCCACGCAGACCAATCTGTCAAAACCGAAGGACACGTCCTGCACCACCACCCGCCCGCATCCGACCCGAGGCGCCAATGGTCGATTTTTTCAACTGAATCAGACAGCTAGGCTTTACAAGCGCATCAGACTCTATATACTCGCAGCCCATTACGCCGGTATAGCTCAGTTGGTAGAGCAACTGACTTGTAATCAGTAGGTCCCGGGTTCGACTCCTGGTGCCGGCACCATATAAATCAAGGGCTTGCAGCGATGCAGGCCCTTGTTTTTTCCCCCAGACGTAATAAGCCACGTAACAAGGCCACCGATCGGGCCTGTCTTACGCGCTCCACGTCGAGCTCCAACCGCAGCTACAGACGCTCATGAGCAGTAGCGCGAGACCCTGGCCAACCGCTCGGTACAGGGTGCCCCGCTCAAAATCTGAGGGGGGTCAGAAAAAAGGTAATATTAGTAATACGGCTCGGGAAAAATGGCTGCAGCCCTTGCAGGCCGTGGCTTTCAGCGTTTCCGGGCAAAGGTAATATTGAAGCGATACAAAGGCGATAATATTACCTTTTACTAAAGCTATATTTTCATTTCCTAAAACCCAATGAATCCGGGGGTTTCAGGAAAATATTACCTTTCATATCGCTTCATATTACCTTTCGATGTAATACGCGCAGCCCAGTAAAACCGCGGCCTCCAGCCTAGGTTCGTGGGTCATATAGCTAATATCGCTCTTTTTGAAAACACCCTCCCATACCTGAGATTCGATCTCATTTAAAACGGCTTTTTTCAAAACGCCGACTGCAGCGGATTAAGGTCTTCAGGTCGTCACCAGCACGTGTAACCGTGTGCAACGTCCAAAGCATCCTGAGTGCGGCTATAGCCCCCGTCCTGCGTGCGTTGTAGAGGTTTGACCTGATCTGGCTATCGATGCCCTGGTGCGCCGCTTCAGGACTGGTGTCGATTTGGAAAACCACCCTCCTCCTCGGTTTTCCAACTTTTCACCCAAGCGGGCCGGGCCCCCGAGATTTGCCACCATCTGTGCCGCTCCGTCGCTCACTGTGTAAGGCGCTGACATTTTTCTGCATAAGCTTGCACGTTGTGCAATTGCCGCTCCCCTGCGCAACCCCACGGCTGGCTTGGGCTGGGGTAGTGCTTTCATCGCATCTGGATTTGCACAAAAAACGGACGCGGAGCCCGTCGGCGGGAGGGGGATAAGTGCGTTGTATGGACATTTATTACTCGTGACTTAAATAATACGGTTAAGCGCCCAGCTCTGATTTCAGCACCAAGCTCAGCGTCTGCAGAGGGGAGCGCGGCGGACCCTTTAAAAAACATTCAAATCTCGTACTGACGCGATTTTTCTGCTAAATTCGAGAAAATTCTAGGTTGAAATAGAAGGGCATAACGTGATCGTTGACTTTACGATGAAGAATTTCAGATCTCTGCGCGATGAAGCAGTTCTGAGCATGCACGTAGAGAACCCCAAAAAACACTTGATTGGTAATATTTCCTATCCTCTAGACGAACGCCTTGGCTTGCTGAGAACGGCAGCTATATATGGTGCAAATGCATCAGGCAAATCCAATGTTCTCTTGGCCCTATCGGCTCTAAAATGGATCATTCGAGAATCAGGATCGTTGAAAGAAGGCGCATCCATAGCCACATATGAGCCCTTTTTACTTTCGCCGGAAACCCGTGAAGCGCCTGTAACCTTCGAAATTGAATTTGTAGTACCAGATGATTACCGGTACATCTATATTATTAGCTTTACACGTAATAAAATAGTTTATGAAAGCTTAGACTTCTACCCATCCCGTCAAAAAGCAAACATTTTTCTGCGCAAAGAAGGGGACACTTGGGAAACTATTAGCTTTGGCTCTCACTATAAAGGAGGATCCAAGAGGATCCCTATATTCGACAATAACTCCTATCTATCAGCAGCAGGTAATAACGCTTCCACACCAAAGCTAATAAAAACCGTATACAACTACTTCAAAAGACTATTAACCATGGGGAACTCAAAAGAGCTGCCCGTCGGCGAGCTTTATGAAAGCGATATAATATTGAGATTCTCCAGTGCTTTTTTAAGACTGACTGATACTGGCGTAACACGCATTACAAAAACGGAAAGCGATTTGGAGTCTCTAAAATCTTTATCTAAGAGCATGCCTGAAAGTTTTCGGGACTCCCTTCTATTGAGGCATAAATTTGAATTTACCTTCACACACGAAGCTGAAGATGGCGAAAGTTTTGTTCTGCCTCTAGCAGAAGAATCTGAAGGCACTCAACAACTATTTAGATTATTACCCATCATTCTGACAACTTTCATGATGGGTGGAGTTTTAGTAATTGACGAAATCGAGAACAGCTTTCATCCTCATATCGCTGAACTGATTATTGGCTTATTTAACAACCCCGAAGTTAACATTCAAAACGCACAGCTAATCTTCTCAACTCATGATATACAGCTTATGAGCCCAAAGAACCTTAGGCGCGATCAGATATGGTTCACCACAAAAAACAAAGGTGCATCGACGCTTTCCTCGCTGGATGAGTTCGACAAGGAAACAGTGACTGCCTCAAGCCCATACAACAATTGGTACAACGAAGGTAGGTTTGGAGCAGTACCTATTATTAAACATGAAAAAATCAGCTCATTCATGTCTAAGCTGATTGGTACGTCTCTAGAAAATGATGAGATCATTGATGAAATATTTTCTCTAGACGAGGAGAGTCCTAATGCCTAAAGCTCGCTCTAGCAAAGTAAAGTCAGTGCCACGAAAAATGCATATTTTCTGCGAAGGGGAAAAAACTGAGCCTAACTACATAGAAGGCTATCTAAAAACTCTCGAAGATAATGCATTAAGGGAAGTCATACGAATTGCTGATACGAACAAGAACACTCCTCCCGAGTTAGTTAAGGAGGCGGCTCAAGCGAAAAATGGCGGCAACTATCCCGTAGGTGATGAGTTCTGGGTAGTTTATGATCGCGAGTCAAAGCAAAAGTACCCTGACAGATTACATGACCAAGCCCTTACTCTGGCAAATGATAGTGGAGTAAACGTCGCACTATCTAACGTCTGCTTTGAGCACTGGCTGATACTACACTTTGCTGATAGCAGCGCATGTTACTCTAGCTTTGACGACTTGATCAGTAATAGTTGCCTTAAGGCCGAGATAAAAAGGGCCACTAAGCAAAAATATGATAAAGCAGATAAAAAAATATTTGACGCAGTGAGAGAAGGAATTCCAGATGCACGACGCCGTGCTCAGTCAATTAACAAACGCACGCTGGCATCTGCTCCTGCCGGAGTCAACAAACCCTACTTATTAAATCCTTATACGGACATGCCAAAACTTTTAGATGCCATAGATAACTTCTCGAAGAAATAATCTAAAATAGGATTTTTCATTCACATAAACGGTTTTTATACGGAACTACTAGAATCCTCAGCGTTTTTTGCTACCGGTATCAGATGGCAGTATGTAGCTAACGACTTGAGGAGATGCCAAAGCGGTCTTATCAGCAGATGCCGACATATACTCTACGGCTAGTAATTGGTATATTCAAAGAGGAAAAGTTACCATTTACGAGTTTGACTCATCAATAAAGGATGCCAAATAAATGGATATTGAGAGCTTCAGCCAGTGTATTACTTACCTGCAAAATTCTGCACCTGCCAGAAATGCGATTGAAAAAGCGTTACCCATTATCGGCACATTGGCTGGTACCTTCCTCGGATTCATCTTAAACTTTTCATGGACCCTACATAAGGAAAGCAGATCGAACAAAAACAAGCTAATGTGTATGGACGAGGACACACACCGAATTAACCACTTTTTACTTGAGATGACCAAACAATACGCTGAGCACCTAAAGAAAGTAGTGATAAGAGACTACCCAACCAGTCATAACCTACCCAGCGAAATACACTCCTCGTGCATTGAAGAGTATTTCACAGAGGTAGCGCATAAATATACAAAAAATCAGCGCTATTGGCTGCAGGAGCTATCTTCTCAGCTAAAATACATTAATACTAACCTTTCAGATATTCGCACACGCGAAGAGATTGACCCATATAATCTCTCAAAGAAGTTTCTAGACGGTATATCGAGTGCTTTATTTTGCTCAAAATTATGCGTCATGATTATGAAAGACGAAACATTACCTGACATCCCTTTAGAAAAACAACTTGAGCTATTAGGCATATCGCCTGTGGCCGTCCAAGCATATGTTGTAGCACGCGCCAATGCAGACAATAAAAATTCGCATCTACACTTGTAAGGTAACAGCTTTCAATCTAAAGCTAAGATCCGATGCCATCAAAGCACTTTTAGAGAAGGCGGTGGCATTGCTTGGCGGAGGTGTTGATCCGTGGGCATGAGCGGCAAGTTGCAAGTTCATTTCCTGAACTAAATCAAGAAGATCACAAACTACTTTAAACAGGTTTACAGCGCCTGATCCGATCCAGTTTTGGGGAGCCTGCAAGCGCTGACTCTCCTTTGCGATACTTTGACGCAGCCCTTCGACACGTTCATACATATCGCCACCCACCGTGGCGTTGTGCTTCTGGCCGACCACTAGGTTCAGGTCACGACCGGTTGCTTGGTGCAAGTCGTCCACTGCCGCCAGGCTCGCGGATCCGCCTGACAACAGCTTGAGCGCGCCTAGAGCCTCGATCTTCTTCACGCCACCCACGGACTCAGTCGAATGGTCATCCACCGTTCTGGTGTGACTCTGGAAGCTTTCGGTGTTCGTCATGGCGTCGATCTCCCGCTCGATCGCCTGATCCTGGATCTTGCCGTCGGTCTTACGTAGCCAGTTGCCGTCCGCGTCGACGCGCTGTTGCACTGCGTCACTGTGCTGCCACACCTGGTCGCCCTTGGGGACCTTTGGCAGTGTCAGGCCGTGCGGCAGGATGGTCTGGATGTAGGGCTTGTGCGGCAGGCCATAAGCGAAGCATACCACCACGCTGGTGCCCTCCTCCGGAAAGGCAAAGAACCCCATTTCATCCCCACCCACTGGCATAGGCAGCGGCACACCGGCCAATACCGGCAACGTCGTGTCGATCTCGCCGTCTGGCCCCATCACCTGCAGGTCGACCGAGAAGCGCGGTCGGAAGTCGTCACACAGACCGGCGCTGGCCGGCGCATCCGCCACGGCTACGACCTTGGCGAAGCGCGGCAAGTGATAGCCACCAGTGAGTTCAGGGAATTGCCGCTCTACGCTGCGCTTGATTGCGTCGTCCATTTGATAGCCATCTGCGTGCCGGCCAGCGTCACGTTCGTGATCCGCTCGCCCTGGTTGATTGATACGCCTGGTCGCAGGCCCGGTAAGGCCGCGATCATTGCGCTCTGGCTGCCCTGGTAAACGTCGAAAAGGTTCACCGGCAACTGCAACGGCGACCGAGCGCCGAAGAAACTGTCAGCCCAGGCACCGACGTAGATCTCGCCGTCGCCCTGTTGCTGCCAGATAAAGTCCTTGATGCCGAACACCCGCGCCATGCTGTCCAGTGCCTGGTAACCAGCGGCCAGGTTGTAGAAGAACGGCGTCTTGGTGCGTGTATAAGCCTGATCCGGTACCCGAAAGCGCAGCCCGGTCTTGCCGCCGATATCGGCCAGCACAGCGCGCAGATCCACGTGGCGTAGGTTCATGGGCAACGGGTTGGCCAACACCGCGGCTAACTCACGACACAGCACCACCTGCTCGATGCCATTGGTGGCGGTGCAGCGCTCGACGTAGCCAATGAAATGACGCTGCAGGACCGCTTCGTTGTAGCCGATATCAAAGGTGACCAAACCTTTGACGTTAACGCCCGCCTTGATCGTGAACGTGGCACGGCCCGGACTCTTGAGGTCCAGGCGGACATCGTCGTTGACCAGCGGCATGACCGCGCCGCCGATCGTCAGCACTTTGTGCAGTTTCATGCTCATGACGCGCCACCCAGGTAGCTGTCCACCTTCTTGAGCACTGCCTCAAACCCCGTCAGCTCTTCGGGCGTGCCCGATCCGCTGTTTGTAACACCATCACCTGGTGCTGACTGCGACGTGACGCCGTTGCCGGCGCGCCGGTTCTCGACCCTCTCCGGGTTGGATAGCTTCTCGCTCAGGGTGAACTGGACGATCCATTGGGCCAGTGTGTCGTCTTCACGGGCACTGACCCCGTCGGAGAACGTCACCTGCCGGATCCCAAAGGCCTTGGCCGTGTCGTTCACGATGCGGTAGGTCTGCAGCTGGCCACCGCCTGCCGTCGCCTCGGCCAGGCGCATGATCGTGCGCAGGTCCTCGAGGGCCTTGTAGGGGATTGTCAGCGCGACGGTCAGCGTCTTAGGTTTGAACCCCTTGTGCGATTTGTCGGTAGCCGATGTCTGGCCGCCCAGCTCGTCGGCCTCGATCTTGAGGTTGGCCGTCAGCTTCATGCGGTGGCCGACGATCTGCTCGCCATTGAGTAGCAGCGTCATAGGCCCACCAGTTCCTGGACAAAGCTCAGGCTCTCCGCAGATCCGACCAACAATGCGCCGGCACACAGCGGCCATTCATGACCAGGTGCTTCGCCTTCGAGCAGTTCGCGGCGCAGCTGGCCCAGGTCACCCGGCCCCAGCATCCTGGACTGTATCGATACGTCGTCGGCACTGTTGGTGAACTGGGCTTTCAGGTCGGACAGCTGCTGCTCGCGCTCTTGTACCTGCGCCTTCTTTCGCGCCTGCAGATCTGCAAGGTCCGCCATGGGCGAGCTGTCGGCGGCATAGCCCTCCAATACAGCCAGCTGTCCGGCCATGGACTGGCTGGCCAGCTTGGTAATCGGGCAGCGCTGCAGCGGCAACTGGCTCCAGAGCGGCATTTGCCCGGCGATCGGCATGATCCATTTTTCCACCTCCAGCTTGGCCAGGTGTTCGGCACGGCGCTCGGCGCGCACCAGGTCAGGCATAGGCAACACCACGTTGAACCGCCCCAGCGTCGCGGCGAGCTGGTCCAGGCGCGTGGCGAGGAATATCAGTACCAGGGCGCTCTGCTGACCTTGCGGGCGGACTGCGTCGGTCGTGTCAGTCAACTTGTCGGCCAGCAGCTGCAGCAGGTTGGGCGCAGACAGAAAGCGTTGGTGACCACCGCTGCCCTGCCCTACACCGTGCTGAAACGGCGTCACTACAATGCACGACGGAATGTTTTCAAACTGTGCGACCAACGCATCACGTCCGGCACTGATTGCGGACTTCGCGGCCCCTGCGATCAGACCAGGACTGGTGGTGGCGATATCGGCCAGCATCGATACACGCTGGCCGGTGATGACCATTTCGCTCTGGATCAGGTCACGAGCGTCCGCCATCTGATCCATCCACTGCGTGGCCTGCACCGGCCATTGCAGTTTGATCGGTGCCCATTCATTCGCCATTGAGCACGACCGCTTCAATCCAGTCCGGAGTAACTGGCTGTGTGGTCTCCTTCGGATAGCCAGCCACCTGCGGCCATTCACGAACCGCCTGCCGCCAGGTTAGCAACTGGGTGAACTGCTCGGGTGTGATCGGCAGCTCGCCGCTCAGATCGCGAGCATCGCGGTACTGCGATACCAGGTTATCCGACACCTTCAAACGCAGCTCCACCCAGAGCTTGGCCAGCAATGCCGGATCGGCCTGGACAACGATGTCCTCGGCGTACTCGACAGCTTGTCCACCGGCGTCCAGATAGTCGACAACAGCCTGGTAAAGCAGCGGGTTGTAGTCCTGGGTCACGTGACAACGGTTGCCAGCAACGGTTATCACGAACGAGCCATCGTTTTTAGTGGCCACATCGGAGAAGGACACGCCCAAAGTCACCGGTTCTTCAGGAGCCGCTAACATAGGAGGCCGGACCTCTTCAGCGGTTTCAAGTAGGGCGTCTGTCATGCTGCGTACCTCCAGGCGAAGCCATAAACCGTATACCCACCGCTGAATTGGATGAGTGTTCCTCCAGGGGCTTGGCCACTGCGTCCGGTGATGCCGTTACCGTTAGGCCCGTAGTGCATGAGCGAATAACACCAGGTCCCCCCTGGCGGCAGTTGGACTGAAGTGGCGGGCCCTTGAACGGCAAGAAAGTTATTGTTGTCAGGGCGATAGAAATTCTGCTCGCCCCACAGCAGGCCGAGGTCAGTAGCATCCACTTGCGCACGAATGCCCGCGCCGTTGGTTCCCCATCCAATACGCAGTTGGTTGCTGGATTGGTTGGCACCGCCACCCTGTTGCACGGGCGTAAAACCCAAGCGGTTCTGCAGATAATGAATGCCGCCGGTAGAGGTACGACGGAAATAGGGGAACTCCGGGTTGTCACTGGCGAAACCGGCGGTCTGGACCGCATCCCCTGCGATGCGCTGGTTCAGCAACGAGTTGACCTGCGTGACCGTGTAACAGTCAGTGATGCCGTAGCCGGCGATCGAATTGGACTTGTTGGCCTTGTCGTTGGGGTTGAACGACTGCTCAGTCCAGATCCGCCCGATATCTGTGGTGTCGACGGTCAACCTCAGACCGACGTCCGACCAACCGATGTACACCTTGTTGGTCTTCTGGCCGGTACCGCCACCCTGCTGCAATGGCGTGAAGCCAATCTGCGGCTGCAGGTAATAGACCTTGTCATCAGAGATGCGACGGAAATACGGATAGTCAGTGTTGTTGCTGGCAAAACCGGCGTGAACAATGGAGTCGGCCAGTACCCGTCTGCCCACCAGGTCGTTGACCTGAGTGGTGGTGTAGGCATCGCCGATACCGTAGCCGGCCAGCGTATTAGCCTTGTTGGCCTTGTCGTTGGGGTTGAATGAGGTTTCCGTCCAGATCCTGCCCAGATCGTTGCCGTCGACGCTCGCTTTGAGCGTCGCGCCGGTCCAGCCGATGTTGATCTGATTGCCCTTCTGGTCAGGCCCACCGCCTTGCTTCACGAAACTTTTGTTCGCGTCATCCTTGCTGTAGGCATCGGTGATGCCGTAGCCGGCCAAAGTTGTCGGGTTACTGCCGCTGGTGACTAGGCCTTTCAGGTTGACGGCTACTTTTGTGTACGTACCTGCCGCTACACCGCTATCGGCCAGCGTCAGGGTGATATTGGTATCACTCGCGCCGTCATAGGTCCCTATGCCGCTGGCTGCGCCGTTGAATCGAAAGGCTCGCGGCGTAACAAGACGCACGGCCCTGCCAACGGTAGTCGAGCCGTCAACAATTGACGCGATCGCCTGGTTGATTGCCGTGCGCACGGCATTGACCATTCTGGTGGTGGCCAGCACGGCACTGCTGTTGCTGTTCGGATCGTCGCTGATCGCGTTGGGCAGGTTGCCCAAGTCCACGTCTTCCTTGGTCGTGGCACGGGCGCGCAGATCTGGATAGTCCCCAACCCGAGCAGCGAAGTGCTTCACCAACTCGCTGTCGATCGCCTCGATCGGGCGCAGGTCGACCAAGCTGCTGGTACCGGTGATGTCGGCCAACGGCACCAGGTAGTGCCTGGCCGAGGCGCTGTCGGTGTAGTCGACCTTCACTTCCTGGCCGAACACAACTTTGAACGCGGCCACGACATCGTTCAGCTCGCGCTGCAGCACCACATCCAGCCACGCTTTGGTCGGCACTGCCGGCACGGTCACAGGCAGCACCGCATCGAGCTGCAGGCGAACGCCTTCGACATAAGCCACGCCCGGATTGAGCTGGTAGGCATTGCCCACCTTCTACAGCTGCAGGCCTGCGCCGAAAAAGCAGGCGCGCCCGAACATGTCCCGGTTGCTGATGCGCTCGCGCTCATCGATGCCTTTCATGCGCGCGGTGTAATCGAACTGCCAGGTACTGGCGTCGATCTTGATGCCAGTCAGTTGCTGAGCACCGTCGAACACCACCAGGAAGTTGCGCGTGACGTTGTTGCCGATCTGGTCGGGCAGGATGTTCTTGCGCTTCTGTTGCACCGGAACGTAGGCGACCGACAGCAGCACGTCGTCGCTGGTCTCCATGCCGATCCAGTTCCAGTCGAAGTCACCGATATCGGTGCCCATCAGCAGGCTGTACACCACCTGGTTAGGGTTCACGTAACCCTGCTGGCTTATGTTTGCGGTGTAGACGATCTGGGCCGCTGGCGGCTTCACGCCTGCGCGATTGACCGGGCCGCTCACATTTAGGCCGGGCACGTTGGCCAGCACGAAGCGGGCCACGGTCAGCGGCAGGTTGGCCGCTTGTTTCTGGGCGATCAGTTTCTCGCCGGCGAGGGTGATACTTGCAGCCATGAGGGCTCCTAAAGGCTGGCGACCAGCGTTTGCTGATCGTCATTGAAATCCACCAGGGCAACAGCAAGCCGCACCGGGGTGATGGTTACGAAGTCATACCGGCGACACGTGCGCCCGTACTGACGGATAAGCACGCGCAACAGGTCGGGGTTCTCGGACAGTTGGGAATCGCTCAGAGTGAGCAGCACGACGTCCCAGTCGCGCTCGGGCATACGCTCCTGGATCTCGACGTAGCCGACGCCCAGGCGCTCCAGGATGCGCTTCAAACCGGCAGTGCTGCCGGCGTCCACGGAGTTGATAAAGGCGTACTTGACCCGCAACCTGAACAGGCTTTCCGGTTCGGCGGGAAACCTTGTCACGTCGCGCTGCCAGGCCCACAGCTCCAGAATGGACAGGTGGCAGGTGTCCGCGTCGAACTGCAGATAAGGCCAGCGCAGCCATTCGGTGGCCTGTTCCCACCAGAGCTGGGCGGTGGTGACCAGCTTGGTCAGCTCCAGCCCTTCGAGCCAGAACGGCAGCTTGAGCTTGATCATTGCAGGACCACCGCCAGGGTGCTGATGCGCGGGATGTCCAAGGCCGAGACGATGTCGCTGTTGGCGAACCGCAACGAACTGATGTCCGGAAACTGGATGTGCAGCTCTTCGGTCAGACGGCTGAAACTGAAACGCGACTGGGGGAACGTGCGGGTCGGTGCGTAGTCGCTCTGGGTGCTTTCACGAAAAGCGGCGCGGATGAACAACCCGATCTCGGCCTGCAGCGTCTGCAGCTGCAGCACGGTGAGGTTGGCCACCGGCCAGACGTTGACGCTGATCGCGTGCAGGGTTTCAGGCATGGCCATGGCCAGCAGATCGTCGCCGTGGCCATGGTTACCGCCGTCGCGGATATGCGTGTTGATCTGCTCGAGGAAGGTATCGGCGGGCACGCCGGCGTCGAACAGTACGAAGGCATTGGCGCTGCCTGGTCCACGCGGTGCGCCGTGTTCAAAGTACACGCCGTCAGCGGCAACCCCAGGAAACCCGGTGATGATCGCCCGATACACCGCGTCGGTGTGCCATTGGTTGACCGCCGAAAACTGGTTGCGCACGCGCAGGCGCAACTGGTCGTCATGCTCGGAATCCGCGCCAGGCGTCTGCAGCCAGTCGGTATTGTTCACAACCTGGACAACGCCCGGTACCGACTGAGGCAGCACGGCGTAATAACCAGGTGCCAGATTGTAGCCGCTGCCGGCTCCCACGGCCTTAACCGGTACCACCAGCTGACTCTGGCCCTCTTCAAAGCTGCGCGGTTCGGTGGTCACCAACTGATAGATATGACCATTGAGGGTCGGTGACTGAACGACAGTGCCGATCGGCACTTCCAGCTCGCCACCGGTATTGGCGCGGGTAAAGAGCAGTTCACCAACGGCCACCGTCGCGGCCTTGCGCTCGATGTTCACCGCCCAGGCCAGCATGTCCAGCCAATGCGCACCGGCTGTCTTGACGAAGAAATTCGGCAGCACCGTACCGCTGACGAACTCCAGCAGCCACAGCACCGGCTTGGTGACCAGCGCCGTGATGATCCGCCAGAAAGGGCTGTACGCGCTGGTATTGGTCAGCGTGCTGCCCTGCTCGACGGCCAGCTTTTCCCAGGCCTGTTTGAGCTGCGCCTCAGTGGTTGGAATGCCGGAATCACCCAGCGCCTTTTTGAAGTCGACGGTCATAGGGTGATCTCCACCTGGCCGAACTTCACGGTCGTGGCGGTCACCAGGTACACACCCGGCTGGGTCTGCTCGATCTGCGCAGTACCTGGTACCAGGCGTTCATCATCCTCGACGAGCAGCTCCATCTGCTGAATGCAGTCACGCTGACGCAGCCGGTCGCGCTCGGCCACCAGGGTGATCAGCAGGCCGCTTTCGCGGATCAGGTGCGCGATGTCCTGGGCGATCGAGGCGCGGTCATCCACCAGCAGGGGCTGGCGGGCCGGATCGAGTACCAGGTCGTTGTTCATGATCAACAGATCAACGTATTCACTCATCAGCCGCCCACCGCCATGGCCATCATGTTTTCCAGCTCCAGCGGGGTCATCGGCTTGGAGGTATTGATGTTCAAGGTCTCGACGTGGGTGCCGGGGCGCTGGTTAGGGTTCATGGCGTTGCTCTGGTTCTGGAAGCTTTGCATCAGTCCTCCTTTGGGGACGGCCTGCGGTTTGGTGGGGCTGATCGACGTATTGGCGTTGATCGCCTTGCGGGCTTCGATGCCTTTGTCGGATTTGGCGGGCAGCTCGATGACCTTCTCGACGCGCTCTGGCAGTACCGCTTTGGCCGGCATCGAAAACGCCAGGTCAGCCGACGCCGGCGGCAGCATGATCGGGTCGGCCTGGCTGATCTGCGGAGCAGGCATCTGCAGCGGTTTGAAGGGCAGCACGTTGGGTTGCGGCAGGCTGATAGGCGGTGCAGGTTTCACCTGGACTCTCGCTGCAGCACCTTGGGCCGGCGCAGATCGATCGACCGCTGTCGGTACCAGAGCCAAGGGCTTAGGTGGCTGGCTTGCTGGAACGGGAGCTGCCGAGGCGACTTTGGCCCCCGGTACGGTGCCCGCTGGCGGTGTGGTCACCACTGCCGGCAGTTGTGGACCCGGTACAGGTGCGCCGACCTGACCAGGCAGATCGGGCACCTTCGGTGGCTCGGGCAGATCGCCAAACGTGGTCTCGATGTTGATGCCGGGGATCTTGTTGGCCATCTCGATCAGGCCATTGATTGCGCCCTTGACCGTGGAAAGGATGCTGTCCCAGGCCGTTTTGGCGATGCCTGACCAGCCGCCCATCGAGTCGAACCAGCTGGACAGTTTGGCCATCTGATCGCTGATCCACTGGAACGCAGTGGTGTTCATCAGCGCGGTGCACAGATCGTCCCAGTACACGACCGCAGCAACCACGGCAGCGGCCAGCAGGACAATGCCGGCCACGATCAGCAGCACCGGGTTGGCCAGCATGGCGGCGTTGACCAGCCAGATCGCGCCCTGCCACAGCAACATGCCGACACGCACGATCGCCATCCAGGTGTACAGACCGATCAGGCCGACCACGAAAGCCGCGACCATGACCGTATGGAACAGAAACATGGCGATCGATTTGAAGCCTTGCCAGGTGAGCAGCTTCCAGACGGTGAGCATGCCCAGCCAGACCATCTTGCTGACCCCGACTACCAGGGTCAGCAGCGACATGGCGGCGATGAAGCCAAAGACCACCAGCGTGGTGATACCGATGATGCGCGTGATGTTCGGGAACAGCTGCGTCCAGCGGGTCAAGGTCTTGGCAATGCCCACCAGGCGTTCCATCAGCGGTGTCAGCGTCGGAATCAGGGACTGACCGAAAGCGATGCGCAGCGCCTCGACGGCTTTGCCAAACTGCTCCCAGGGGTCGACCATGGCCTTGGCCATCTTCTCGGCGTTCTCCAGGCCCCGGACCTTGCCCAGTTCGGCAATGCCATTGCGCAGCCGATCGGTGTCCTTGGCCAGCGCGCCGATCACCTGGGCACCTTCACCGCCGAACACTTCCATCAGCTTGGTGCCGGCAGCCGCGCTGGTCAGGTCGCCGTACTTGCCCTGCAGCTTGTCCATGATCTGCAGCATGGGCAGTGCATTGCCGGCTGCGTCCGTGAAGCTCAGGCCGGTTTTCTCGGCAGCCGCGCTGAGGTTTTCGAAAAATGCCTTGTAGCGGCCGCCGGCATCGCCGCCTTCCATGGTGCTGGACAGCGTACCGACCACCGCCATCTGTTCGGCAAAGCTGACGCCGGCCTGGGTTGCGATCGCCCCTACTTCCTTGAAGGCGTCTTTCAACTGGGCACCGTCGGTACGGAACAGCTTCACCGCCAGCGCGGTCTGGCCGGTCAGTTGCTGGGCCCATTCCACCCGGCCCATCTTGTCTGCCTGGGACTTGAACAGGTTGTACATGGTGCCCAGATACGCGCCGGTCGTTTCGGCGTCGGATTTGGTGACCTTGGCCAACAGATTGCTGGCACTGGTGATGGTGGCCAGCTGGCCGCCGACCAGGCCCTTGATCGCGCCATCGATGACGCGTGACGATGCCACGAACTCGGCGGCACTGGTGGCGTAGGTGATCGAGAATTCGAGGGCAGTCCGGTTCAGCGACGCCAGCGCGTCTTCAGCGGTGCCCAAGGCGCGCATGTCGCCCAGCGCCCGGTTCACTTCCAGCGCCGGCTCCAATGATTCGGTGATGGCCTTGCCCGCCCCCACCATGCCGGCCAGGCCCGCGCCCATCTGAATGATGTTCTGCTGGCTCTTGGCGGCAAGGTCGCTGAAGCTGGTTTTCACCTTGCCCAACGGGGCACTGACCTTGTCGGTCAGTTTCAGGATGAAAGCCAGGCGGGCGGAACGGTCAGCCATCAGGGTTATCCGTTAAAGGCAGTGGAAATGCCATTGGCGACGGCAATTTCCATGCGTCTCCAGTGTTCGTCTTCGAGCCACTTGGCGGTGCCCATGCTTTCAATGGTGGGCTCAGCGCCAGGCAGCCAGCGTTGGGTCAGGGCCAGCAACTGGCCCAGCCCGTCCTGGGTCAGGCCTTCGGCATGTTCGAGGGCTTTTTTACGATCACTTCAACGTCCGGCGAATACTCTTCAAGCAACGCACCGGCCAGGGTCATGGTGGTGATCGGGTTTTCCAGCAGCGCTTTCAGTGCGGCCTTGTCTTCATCCTTGACGGTGCCCATCAGCAGGTTGTGGGCCGGCGCGACCTTGTTGGCCTGGGTCGTGGCGTTGAAGTACTTGGTGATCACCTGCGGGGTCAGGTTGAAGGTGAATTCCTTGTCGCCACGTTCCAGGGTGATGCTGCGGTTTACTTCGCTCATGTCGGTGTTTCCGTAAGGTTGAGTTGTAAAGGGTCAGGGTTGTGCCGGCGTGCGTTGCACGACCTGGCGGATGTAGTCCTGCAGGCCGAGGATCATTTGCCGGCTGAGGGCAAGCTCGTCTCTGAGGGTGAAATAATCCGATCGAGCCTCTGCTGCGAGTTCGGCGCTGCCTGCATCAGCCAGGCCGGCGGTGCCGGGGGCACCGGGCATTGCGGGGCAGATCGCTTTGATGCGCAGCCGGTAACTGCCATCAGCAACAGCAAGCTGCAGAGTGTTGATTTGAGAGCGGGCACGGCTCAGTTCCTCGGTGTGGTGGGTGTCGAGCTGGTCCCGCGCTTCCAGCTGATCGCGGGCCAGGCGCGCCGCCTCTCGCTCGGTGTGCAGTTCTGCAGTGGCGTCGACCAGCTCAGCGCGGGCAGCGACGAGCTGGTTGCCCTGGTACTCAAAAGCGCCCCAGGTCAGCAGACCGACCACCAGCAAAAACAGGGCAAGGCGCAGCGGGCTGATGGTCATTGCAGGCACAGCCTCATTTCGGCCAGCCGGCGGTTGTGCAAGCCACGAACGAAGGTCTTACGACCATCGGCACCGGTCACGTAGGCCCACACCGGCGTCGTGCCGTCGTAAGCCCAAGCCAGCGCTTTGCAGCCCTCGGCAATGCGGCCCGCATTGATCAGGCCCACGGCACGGCTCGCGCACGTCGTCGGCACGCCGAAGTTGTGGCCATGGCTGCTCAAGGCGTCGAACGTGTTCTGCCCGATCGCCTGGTTGGTCAGGCAGTCGGCCAGGCTCAACTGCCCCTTGGCGATGACCAGGCCTTCCACCTCGGCGCAGCGCGCATCCGACCAATATTCACCGACCAGCACTGGATCCGGGCTGGTGTGCTTGGTGATGCCCTTGCAGACCGTGGGCAAACCACTGGCCAGCTTATCGGCATACACCACGTTCTGGCCGTTGCCTTCCCAGGTGCCCAGGAAGGCGGTCAACGTTCCGCTGCAGAGCAGCAGCACGCCAGCGGTGATCTTGACGCGCAGGCTCATGCCTTGGTCTCCCACTCACGCAGCATCTGGCGGTACTTGGGGATCAGCAGCAGGATCTGCAGCACCATGTAGAACGCGGTCAGCATGTAGGCCACTGTCGACCAGTCGACGGCACCGGTCGCACCCGTGGCGGCAACGCCAATGGCAGGCGATGCCTTTACCAGGGCAATGGCTGTGTCTTGAGCAACTTGATTCGTGCTCATCAGCGAATTCCTTTTTCGGTCAGGGTTTGGCAAGGCACGCAACGGGTCATGCCGCCAAGCGCCTGGCGCGCCGATGGGATCTCCTTGTCGCAATCCTGGCAGTGGGTGAGGCTCGGCCCGCTCGCTCGCGGCTTGGCCAACTGGGCCGCAATGGCTTGGTCGCGTTGTCGCTGCTCCAGAGCCTGCGCACGATCGAACGGGCAGACCATTACGTCAGGCCTTCGATTTCAGCGCTGGACAGGTATGGCACGCCGTTGATCTTGATGAAGTCCGGACTGGTGACGTCGAACGGCACCTTGTGGGTGTTCTTCGCGCCGCCTTTGGGATCGATGCTCAGCAGGCTGGACACGCGGACCTTGCAGCCGAACGCCTCAATGCGCAGTTCCTCTTCGCCGGCCTTGGCGAAGAACACGATGTCGAACGGCTCCAGCTCGCGGAAACTGCCCGCAGTCTTGGCCTGCTCGATCAGCAGATTGAAGTTGGTAGTGTCCAGCTCCAGTTCGCCGGCTGCAGCGACATCGCCGTCGACGTGCCCGTTGGGCACGCCCTTGGTCTGGGCCACGGTGCTGTTATCCGTGATGTCGATGGTGCCGGCCTCGACGTGAACGAGCAGATCGCCCAGGTTCACGTCGAAGTTCTTACCGCCAATTTTTGCGGCCATGGGTTACTCCGAATCCGTAACGGAAAGGTCCAGCGCGATGTTCGCGGTCAGGTCTTTCGGGCAGTTGAGGGGGCGCAGCTTGATGTGAGCCACGACAGATTTTTTGCTCGTCCAGGTCAGCACGATGTTGTTGTCCTTGGGCTGCTCGATCTCGCCTGGAAACACCTGGCCGGCGAATTTGGTGGACTTGGCCATCGCGCGCAGCGGGGCCATCAGCTTGGAAGTAGTGGTCGCCATGCTGTTGGCCGAGCTGTTCAGGGTCCGATCGCCCACGTAGCGGATCAGCAGAACGCGCACGCGTCGGGCTGCCTTGTCGACGACCCGCAGGTTCTCGATCACCTGAAAGTCACTGCCGGGGGTGTCCAGCATGTTGCCGTCGCCCCAGTAGGTGCCCGGATAGTCCGGGTACGTCTGCGGCACAGAAAGACGCGCTGCGTCGAGCTGCGAAAGCACCGCGGTGCTCAGCGGGATGCCGTCCATGTCTTTGGGTTCAGCGCCCAGACCCAGGACTGCGCCGGTGGCAACGCGCATCGGCGTGTCGGCAATGCTCACGGCGGCATTGGCCAGTCGACCGGCCAGCACGCCCAGGTTATTGCCGTGCAGTTGCGGTACCGGCAGAACCCGAGGCGCAACCAGGCCGTCGACGATGGCTTTCTGCTCGACAACGTAAGCGCTCCAGCTCAACTGCGGAGCAACGCCGGCAGTAGCGGCCATCACGAAGACGCGGCGGCCCAGCTTGTTGCTCAGGTCATTGGCTGCTACGTGCATCGCTGACAGCTCGGCCTGAGTGGTCACCGGGTTGACGATCACCACCGCTTCGAATGAATAACTGCGGGTCGCGCTCTCAAGCGCCTGTTGCCAGGTGGTTTCGCCTGCGATCGGAGCAGCGATACATGCCCAGCGATCGCCGCCGTTGCTGCGTGCTGCCAGGATTTGGGTTTTCAGGTCGCTGTCCGCAACGCCCAGCTGGACGTCCAGATCACTTTGGGTGTCCAACGGGACCAGCTTGCCGACGTTCTTGGCGGCGGGACCGATGAACAGGAAATAGCGTTCGATCTCGCTCACGGCACCCTGGCCGAGGTTGAGATTGTTAACGCTGACTTTGCCGAGTGCCATAAAGCGGTGCCTCGTTAGCGGGGTGAATTAAGGATTTGTTGCAGCACCAGGTTCACCAGTTGGCTGGTTTCGCTGTCGCTGGCACCGAGGAACTGACGCGCAGGCAACTGGATGTTCCAGCTTTGCGCACCGGAGGATTCGGCTCGTTGGTCGTCCAGGACGCGGATCAGCAATCCCGCCCTGGCGTAGTTCAGGTGTTGCTGGATCCACGCCACGGATGGGCGGGTCAGGGTCTTTTTGCCTTCCTGCCGGGTTTTGAAACCCAGCCGGCGCAGGGTCTTGGCCTGCTTTTCCGTAGCGGCGGTGCCCGGCGGAACCTTGTTCCACTGGCGCATCTGCGCGGCGGTGCGCCGTTCGGACACGCCATTGTGCTGCTGCGAGGCAACCCAGCGGGTCAGCGTGTTACGCCAGCCCAGTTCCGTTTCGGTACCGGTCAGGCGAGTGACATCGAGCAGCTTGCCCAGGCCGGTTTCCATCTTCTTCTTGCCCTTGGACGTGTCCTTGCGGGCAGCGAACGGAGTTCCATTCAGGTTCTGCTGGTTGCGGATCCGCTGGCGGCTCAGACTGCGCACGCGCTTGGCCACGTTGTTCAACAGACGTCTGCGCTTGGGCGTCGGAAGCTCCATCAAAGCCAGCAGGTCCTGGGCTTCGAGCATGCCGCGAATGTCCAGATCAAAGGCCATGACCGGTCACCTCGCCGCTCTCAGCTACCCACAGTTCGAACGGCACGAACGACCAGGTATTGCCGAACGCCTCGATCTCGCCGGCAGGATCCTCGGCCAGGTACTGCGCTTCGGTGAACTGCAGCTTGATGTCGACGTCGGCCAGGTCGTTGTCGAGCATGACCACATCGAACACCACGTTTGGCAGACCGTCGCGGTCCTGGTCGTGGGTTTCCAGCCAGCTGCCTACCAGGGCAAACAGGCGCGCCGGGTGATCCGCGAACCGCTCGATCGAGATGGTCGCGCCGTAATGCATGTCACCCATGTGCATGCCTTGGGTGTCAGGTTTCCAGACCAGCTCGACCTGCACCTGGTCGGTCCAGCTGTCGAGCTGCTCAGGGGCGACCAATTGGCGCTCGAGCAGGTAGGCGGTCAACGCCTTGAGCTTGATCACAGCAGCGCCGCCGTGATGCGGCCACGGCCCTGCAGCGACCGCACAGCAGCCTGGCTGAAAGCGAGGAAGGTTTCGGAGCGCTCTGGCAGTTCCTTGCCCACGTTTTCGGCGCTTTCGCGGCGATTCACCGTGGCGAACTGAGTCAGCAGGCTGGCTTTGGCGCGGCTGTAGACGGCGCGCTTATAGGTCGCCGCTTGAAAGGTGCGCTCTGGCAGGATGGTGGTGTCTGCGGATTCAACGTTGGACACGCCAGCGCCCTGCCAGCGCGCTTTTAACTTGGCCAGGTCGGTATTGACCTCGACCATGGCCATGTTCAGATCGGCGGCCAGCATCTCTACCAGGTACTCCGCCGGCAGGCGATAACCCTTCTGGAACTCGGCTATCGATAGGTCGGGCCAAAAACCATCATTCCCGATCCGTTCGTCTACCAGCACCGTGGGTTTTCCGGAGAAGCTCATACACTTTCCCCACAGGCCAAGGAGGACTGCTGACTATGACCGACGAACAAGGGAAGGTTGTTTCTATGAAAGAGCGGCTTAAGGCGCGCCAGACCGCTGCGAGACGTAAGCAGCAGCTCTCTGATAGAAGGCTTGAGGACGCACACGCAATGGCGCTGATGTTTATGCGTACCCAAGGTGATCATGTGGCGACGATCAAGGCAGCGCTGAAAGTCGCTGACCGGTACGTCATAGCACTGAGGGAGTGCGTCCATGTTCTGGGAGGCAGTAGTTTGGAAGTCACCGCGACCTTCCCCGAGGGGAAGATGGCGATAGATAAGCTCTCGCAGTGATCCGTTAAACATCTGTGCCTCACAAAGCCCCGCCCAGTGCGGGGCTTTTTGTATTAGGGGCGGGAAAACTGTTTCAGTGGGTCAGGGGCCATAAAATGGTTGGCTCACATCCACAGTTTCTCGCCGGGGGGGTAGTCGGTTATTCGGTGCCGTTGCCGGCGTTTGCGGTGGCTTGTGCCTTGGCCAGCGCCTTGCGGCAGTCAGCCAGGCGCGTCCCTACGCCGATGCTTTCGTAAAGCTGTTCGGCCCGTTCGAAGTGGTGAATTGCTACAGGCCAGTCCTTGCGGTGCAGCGCGATCATTCCCAGCAACTTGTGGTAACGAGCAGGAATGCGCTCATACAGCTGCCATTCGCCATCTACGCGGGGCAGCAAGTTGGAGACGTAAGGTTCAGGGCTGCGCCTGGCCTTGAACTCAGCCTCGGCCCAGTCGATCACCTCGTCTGCAACAAAGGTCGGAATGTCACGGTTGAAGCGCTCAGGCAGTGCCTGCCCTTGGGACATGGCGAAATCGGCCAGCTCCAGGCCCTGGGTAAACTGCTCGGTGTCGAACAGCCAAATCAGGACGTACACCAACACCGAGTTCTGGAAATTCAATTCCGATTCGCGATACCGCTGTACGTAATCCAGGTACTTGGGCAGCAGTTCGTCACGCTTGAGCAACTGGCGCAGCGAGTGGCTGTTGATCGCGCTGATGCGCTCCAGATCACCCGCCAGCGCGTCCTCCATCAACTTCAAGTGCTTGCGTGCATTGGCAGGGCTGGACATCGCAGTGTCCGCCGAATAAGCCATTGGGGCACCGGCGATCGCAGCCGCTGGGCCTTCTGCGATCAAGCGGCGTTTGTGCGCCAGTGCCAGGCTCATGCTTTCACCAATTCGACGTTTTCAGTCATGGCGAACTTTTCCAGCTGCTCGATCACATAGCCTTCGTTACGGCTGTTGTAATCCTCGACGCGGGAGCGCTTCGGGTTATCAACGGTCTGCTTGCGCCAGCTGGAGTCCTGGAAGTAGATCGACAGGTTGTCGAAGCTGGTGACCACCACGGTGTTGACCGGGAAGAACGGCACGCTGAAGCTTGGCAGACCGCCGTAGGTCGCGATGACCTGAGCGTCTTCGATGCGTTCTTTCTCGGTCGGCACGTCACCTTGCTTGGCATACAGCTTGGCCTTGTCGGCTGCCAGCAGGTCACTGCCAATGATTGCGATCAGGTCGCCGCCATCGCGAACGCGTTCGTCGACCATCTGCTTGGTGTCATGCACCAGAGCGTCCAGGTTGGCGTAGTCGCCACCTTCACCCAGCCTGACTTTGCCCGCTTCCAGGCCTTGGCTCAGAACCTGTTCAGGGATCTGCTCACGAGCGATCTGCAGCCAACCCTTGTTCACGTCCTGCAGCATCGGAAATTCAGTGAGATTGGTCTGCGCAGCCGCTTTGATGCCGTGGAAGCCGATCATCAGACGGTCGAGTGCGATCTGCTTCTGCACCGCTGCGGAGTAACGCTGCTGGAAGTCCGGGAACTTGGCCCAGGCGTCGATCTTGGCGTAAGGCAGGCTGACGTCGGATTCGGTGGAAAACAGCTCGTAGGTGCTGTCATCCAGCGCCGATGCGTCCTTGGCTTCGCGATCGGTGGTCTTGGTGTTGGTGCGACCGGTCACCGGACCAGAGACGCCCAGGAATACCTTTTGACCTTTGATCTCGGTCACGCCGATGACGTTGATGCGCTGCAGGAAATCGGACTTGTGGGTGATCGCCTCGTTGAGTTCCTGGGCAATCGACGGCTCGACGCTGAACGTCTTGCTGGCCAGCTCGACGCCGTAGGATTCAGCCAGGGAAACCTGCAGGGCCGCGAACATCTTCGCGCCGTATGCGCTCAGTGACTGGGCCATGTCAGAGTACCCGCTTCGGTTTAGGGTCAGCGGCACCAGTGGTGCGTGACAGGTGGCGGCCTTCCGGCTTGTCCAGCAACGCGCTGAATTGCGCCTGCAGCTTGTTCATGCCGGCCAGCACTGCAGCGTTGGACGAGCCCTTGCGGCTCAACTGCTTTTCGTCTTCGGCGGCGGCCACAATGTCATCGACCGCCGTCTGTACGTCGTCGATCGGGGCCTGGTCGGGTGCCGGCGGTGCCTCTGCGAAACTGTCAATCAGCGCCTGAATGCCGGCAGTGACGATCAGTTGCTGTTCGATCAAGGCCTGCAGCGCTTTGGCTGTAGCTTCATCCATTGGGGGTTTGCTCTCGGTAGGGGGTTGCGGGGTGGTTTCGGCTGGCACCTCTTCAATGCCAAAGCGCTTGAACAGGCCGGTGAACATGCTGAACAGCTTGGCCACCTCGCCCTGCGGTTCGTCTTCACCAATCGAACCCAGCGGGACGGCAGCCGCGTAATGCACGCGCTTTCCGGGGTTGCCGGGGTTGCGGGAGAAGTAAAGTTCTTGAGTGCCCAGGCTCGCCGGCTCGTCGGTGACGGCCAGGCCAGTCAGGTACGCCCTGCCGGTGCCAGCGAAGTCGGGCATGATCTCGATGCTGGTGAAGAGCTTTTCGCCTTGGTCGTTGAGCCACAGCAGCTTTTGATTGGGCTTCAACTGCGCTTCCAGCGCGACTTGGCCGGGGGCCAGACCCTCGACGTCCTCGATCAGGCGCACGGCAAACACGGTGCCGTATGAGCCTGGCCAGCGGTCATGTTCGGACCAGATGGTGGCCGTGTAAGTAGTAGTGCTGTACGTCTCGGCGATGTCGCGCAGTTCCTGGGGCGTGATGACGCGACCATCGACGGTAGGACCGCTGGTGGCGACGCGTTTCCAGAAGCTGACAAGGGAACGGGGCATGGGAAGAACTGCGCTCATCGGTAAGTTGAGGCCCCAAGATAGGGAGCCGCAACGCCTCCAACAAACGGTTTACTTTCGCGCTTCTCCTATATTTGATTTATAGGAGAAACACGGATTTTAACTGCACGTTTTCCGCGTTTTCGCCGCATAGACTGCGGCCCATGTACTACTCAACCGAAGTCAAAGAAGCCGCCAAACGCCTGTTTCTGCGCCGTCACAAGGCCAAGGAAATTCAGGCGCAGTTGAACCTGCCCAACATCCGGATCGTGTACCACTGGATCCGCGTTGGTGGCTGGGAAGACATGCTGACGGATGAAGAACCGCTGACCGCCGTCAGCCGGCGTATCACCTTGCTTCTGGAGAAAGCCGACTCGCTGACCAAGGGCGAGCTAGACGAATTGGACCGGTTGACGACTGTTCGCGAACGACTGGTTAAGCAGTGTGTAAAGCCGGTGGCTGCGCCGATCCGTGATGACCAGGACAACGATGGCCATCGCCGCGATGATCAACGCGGTGAGCGTCGGGAGCGTGGCAAGCGCGACGGCAAGAAGCGGGAAAAGAAGGTCAAGAACGACGTCAGCGAGCTGCGCGAAGTGGACTTTCTCGACAAGTTCATCAGCAAAATGTACGGCTACCAGAAAGAGCTGTTCGCCGCGAAACAGAACCCGCTGACCGCCAGGATCCGGAACATCCTCAAAAGCCGCCAGGTGGGCCTGACCTACTACTTCGCCGGCGAAGCCTTCATGGACGCGGTGCTGACCGGCGATAACCAGGTGTTCCTGTCGGCCAGCCGCGCCCAGTCCGAGATTTTCCGCAGCTACATCATCGCCTTTGCCCAGGCGTGGTTTGGCCTGGAGCTGACCGGCAACCCGATCGTACTCAGCAAGGACGGCAAGCCCTGGGCCGAGCTGCGCTTTCTCAGTACCAACAGCAGCACTGCGCAGGGTCACCATGGCCATGTGTACGTCGACGAATATTTCTGGATCCGCGACTTCGAGAAACTGAACACCGTGGCCAGCGCCATGGCGACCCATAAGAAGTGGCGCAAAACCTACTTCTCAACGCCCAGCGCCGTCTCGCACCAGGCCTATCCGTTCTGGCAGGGTGAGAAATTCCGCAACAGCAAACGCAAGGCGGCTAAAGATCCCTGGCCGAGCGACAAACAGATCTCTGCCGGCGCGCTGTGTCCGGACGGTCAATGGCGCAAGGTAATCACCATCCTGGATGCGATTGCCGGCGGCTGCGATCTGTTCGACCTTGAGCAACTGCAGCTGGAGTACGACGACGACAAGTTCCAGCAGCTGTTCATGTGCAAATTCATCGACAGCAGCCAGAGCGCGTTTTCCCTGGCAGATCTGGAGCGCTGCTATTCGGACCTGTCCTTGTGGGCCGACTTCGACCCGGACGATCCGCGCCCGTATGGCAACAGCCCGGTCTGGATCGGTTACGACCCGAGCCGGACACGCGACGATGCGACGTGCGTGGTCATCGCACCGCCGCTGGAGAACGGCGGCAAGTTCCGGATCCTGGAGAAGCACAGCTGGCGTGGTCAGTCGTTTAAGTACCAGGCCGAGCAGGTCAAGAAGCTGACCGAGCGCTTCAACGTTCAGCACATCGGGATCGACACGACCGGCATCGGCTACGGCGTCTTCGACCTGGTCCGCGACTTCTACCCGCGTGCCACCTCGATCCACTACAGCCTGGAAACCAAGAACCTATTGGTGCTCAAGGCGCAGGACACCATCCAAGGCAGCCGCATCGAGTGGGACGCCGGCTGGAACGATATCGCCCAGGCCTTCCTGACAATCAAGCGCGGCACAACCGCCAGCGGCCAGGTGACCTACAGCGCGTCGCGAACCGACGCGACAGGTCACGCGGACGTGGCCTGGGCGGTCATGCACGCCCTGCAGTACGAACCCCTCAACACGGACAAAAAGCGGCGCAGTCGCTACGCACTCACTGGATCAACTTCCCATGGCAAAACCCAAAACCCTGCAGCAGGAAAAACCGGCGCAACGGCCCATGCGTGCATTCACGTTCGGTGCGCCGGAATCAGTGCTGACCGACAACATCGCGCAGTACCTGGGCGTGTTCCCCTGCGACGACGGTCGCATCTTCACGCCGCCAGTCTCACGCAGGGGGCTGGCCAAGCTGCTCAAAGCCAACGCACACCACGGCGCGATACCAGGGTTCAAACGCAATCTGCTGCTGCGTGAGTTCATGCCTTCAGCCGGCCTGTCAGTGGCCGAAATAGGTAGGGCTGCGCTGGACTTCATGGTGTTTGGCGAAGCGTATTTCTACCGGGTGCCTAACCTGCTGGGCCAGATTCTGGAGCTGCGACACCTGCCGGCCATCAACATGCGGGTCAAGGTCGACGGTGGGTTCATCCAGTTGGAGCAGAACGGGCGAGAGACGGAGTTCGACGCGGACGAGATCGAGCACGTCCTCAACTACGACGTCGAACAGAATATTTACGGCGTGCCTGAGTACCTGGGCGGTCTGCAGGCACTGCTGCTCAACGAGGCAGCAACACTGTTTCGCCGGCGTTACTACAGCAACGGCGCGCATGCGGGATACATCTTCTACACCAACGACCCGAACCTGACCGAAGAGGACGAAGACGAGCTACGTGCCCAGATCACGGCCAGCAAGGGCGTGGGCAACTTCCGGTCGATGTTCGTCAACATTCCGGGCGGCTCCGAGAAGGCCATCCAGATCATCCCGGTGGGGGATTTCCAGGCCAAGGACGAACTGGAGAAGGTCAAGAACATCACGCGCAACGACGTGATCGCGGCCTGGCGCATGAACCCTGCGCTGGCCGGAATCATCCCGGAGAACAGTGGCGGATTCGGTGACATCGAGAAGATCGATCGCGTTTACACCAGCAACGAGATCAGGCCGATCTGTCAGCTGTTTGACCAGGCTAATGCGACTTTGCGAGAGGACAGGCGGTTCGCCTGGAAACCGCTGCCGGATACATCTGTAACGGCTTGATATGACCGAAAGCACAGATAATGCCATTACAGATATGGCAAAATAGTAGCCATAGGATGGCCCTGGGGAGGGAACATGCGGATTTATTGCACAACATGCGGGCACAAGGGACGGATCAGCTCACGGGAGGAAGTGACGAGGGCGTATGTGAAGTTGTACTGCCAATGCTTGGACGCCAGTTGCGGCCATACATGGGTGGCCAACCTGACGTTTTCGCACACGCTCAGGCCGTCCGGGCAGCAGCTGGACGTGATGCTTTTTGATCGGTTACGGGATCTGACACCTGACAAACAGAGAGAGCTGTTTGAGCAGTTGGGACGGAAAGCAGTCGCGTGAATCATCAAAAAGGAGTTCACCAATCACCTGCTCGACCGGTAGGGACAAGATGATTAACAAAGGCACACTAGAGTTTCAAGCGTGTTTTTTTACGTCGGCGAGGGCGGTAGTCAACTCCTCCAAACGCTGCTCGATATCCCTCATGCGTTTCTTTTCCTCAGCAGCGCTTTGTATATCTCGCTGGTCCGATTCCCCCAGCGATCGATACAAAGCCAGTATCGCTTTCTCTTGAGGGCTGGTCGTTTGATCGTTGTTGCTATCCGTATGCGGGCCGCCACGCAGCATTGGTCCCTCGCCGGTTAGCAGCCAATCGATAGAAATGCCCAAATGGGAACCTAGCGCTATTAGTGCTTCAGGCCTGGGCTCTCGGATACCTCCAACCCAGTTCTGCAGCGAGCTGTAGGACAAGCTACAAACCTTAGCAGCCTCTTTAAGTGATAACTCGCGGGCCTCGATAGCCAACCTGATCCTATCGTTGATTCCCATACGGGATTTTTCCCCTTGACATACGCCCAATTGAGAACATAACCTGCGCCCAGTTGAGAACATCTTAACCAAATAGGAACACCCGAACCATCCACCTCTGAGATTCCAGAATGGAAAAGCGACAGATACAGGCTCGATTGATCGAACACGGAAGTAACTTCCGGCAGTTCGCATTGAGTCACGGCTACGGTGCTCGAACGGTCACGCAAGCAGTTCAGCGATGGGCCGGACACGACTCGCTACCTCAAGGGCGACTTACGTTCTGCATTTTGCGCGACTTATCGAAATTCATCGGGGAGGAGGTACTGCCGGGAATTCTCGCTGAAAGCATCGAATGCCCGCCGAAAGATAGCGCAAACGCACAGTAATCATATGGACCAGCAGGGAAAAGCAGAACATGAAAAGTCCAGTTCTAAAGACACGCCGTGAAGTAGTCAGCGCGATCATATGCAGTTATCCAGGCGGACGTGAATGCGCTGCAGCTCGGATCGGTCTTGCTTTGAAAAAGTTTGATAACCACGCCTACGAGAACAACAACAGTCGTCCGCTAAATGATGCTCAGTTGTTCCAGTTGGAGCAGGAAGCCGGAACCCAGCATCTACCCAACTATGTGGCCTCGATGTACGGCGGCCTGTTCGTTCCGGTGGCTGATCCTGATTCGCTGGACAACGTCGAGATGTATGCCCTTTCCATTCAAGCGGCGGCAAAGCGTGGATGTGTCGACCTGGAGATCTCCAAGGCACTTGCAGACGGTTGCATCAATGAGGCCGAGGCAGAACACATCCTCAACGCACACAACCTGCACATGGCTGCACGTCATGCGGAAGTGTTGGCAGCTATCGATCTGTACCGCGCTAAATCAGGGACTGAAAAATGAACAACGTATCAGCTGATATGGATTATCAAGAGACAATCCGCGCTGCAGCTCAGGCATTTATCGAGCGCCATCAGGGCGAGCATTTGGGCGATCTGGGCCAACTGCTTAGTCGAACGATCGATCACCTGGTCGAAAGCTTTGAGGTCAAAGAGTCTTTTGCAAACCATCTGGTGCACCAGGCCTACAGCAACGTTCTGGCCGTCATCGGTCGCCAGCGTATAGACCTTCAAGCAAGCGCAGAAATGACAGTAGTGATCAGCGATCCCATTCGTGGGCTCGCTTGGTCTGTACCTGTTCATCTGATCTACGAACACCTGATCGCTGCCGGCCACGGCAAACCCGTCCCCCCCGCCACTTAAACACCCCCAAACATTGCCTGCCCCACTCCAGTGGGTATGGGTGAGCTGCGCCCAAATTCGAGGTTTAACGATGGCCAACGCCGTGATCGTCACCGCTCAACTGCCCCAGGCAGAGGCTCAAGCACTGCTTGAAGCACTGCGTGAACAGTACCGCCTGAGGCTCAATGAATACTGGTACGACGATCAATACCGCTTTGTAGCGGACGGCCAACGCCATGGCGCAATTCTCGCCCACGTCCCTGTTATGGCAGCGCAAAAACGCCTTATGGCAGCCCTGAGCCAAAGCCTCAAAGCAGTGAAGCATTCATGAGAGACGATCTACGCCACGACGTTCTGCAGCGCATTCAGTCCGACTACGGTTTGAAGCTCCGCAAATCAACCAACTATATGCGCGGCGGCACCTGCCCAAAGTGCAACAAAAAGGAGCTATACACACGCTTTGACAGCCCGTGGCAGTTGATTTGCGGCCGGCAGGAGAAGTGTGGTCACACGCTGCACGTCAAAGAGATTTACGACGACCTGTTTGAGGATTGGAGCAAGCGCGCACCCGCGACCGATAACGCCCCTACAGCAACAGCTCGCGCCTACATGGAATTTGCCCGCAGCTTCGACATGTCGCTGATTACCGGCTGGTTCACCCAAGACACTTTCTTCTCGTCACAACATGACGCTGGCAGCGCCACAGTGCGTTTCGCACTAGAGAAAGGTGGCTACTGGGAGCGGTTGATTGACCGCCCTGCCAGGTTCGGGAAAATGAAGGCGCGCTTCAAACCAGGCGAAAGCTACAAAGGCGTATGGTGGTGCCCCCCGTGTGTCGAGCTGCTGGAAGTCAAAGAGCTTTGGATTGTCGAGGGGATCTTTGATGCCATCGCGCTGGTGCATCACGGCGTGGCAGCAGTATCCGCTATGTCGTCCAATGCTTTTCCAGACGAGTCATTGAAGCGCCTCGCCAAAGACCGTGAAGGCAAATTACCGAAGCTGGTGTGGGCATTGGACAACGAGCCAGGTGCACACGCGTACACGAAGCGCTGGGTACGCCAGGCACGTGAGCTGGGCTTTGTCTGCGAAGCAGCTCAGATCCCCCAGCGTGACGGTCGCAAGGTCGATTGGAACGATCTGCACCAGCGTTGGTGGGCCATCGATGAGGATGACAAGCGGACTGAGCAGACCCAGAAGGACCTGACTGTTGCCAGGCACCACGGTGCTCTGCTGATCGCCGACAACGCAACGGAAAAGGCGTTGGTGCTTTTCGACTGGAAACGCCGTAGTGAATTCCACCTTGAGTTTGGTAACCGCCTCTACTGGTTCAAGCTCGACCTGGAGAAATTCAACCGGGCCATGCAAGACCTCGAGGACAGCGAGCATCAGGACGATCAGTTACTGAATGACAAGCAGCGCCGGGCCAAGGCCATGCAGCAGTGCGGCGCGATTCAGCGGATTGCCACTTGCAACCCCAAGGCCCTGTACTACCAGGAGAACAAGCTTACCGACGAGTCCTGGTATTACTTCCGGATTACGTTTGCCCACGACGCCGCGCCAATCAAAAACACGTTTACCAGCTCTCAGATTGCGTCGTCCGCCGAATTCAAGAAACGACTGCTCGGGATCGCACCCGGCGGGATGTTCACCGGCACCACGCAGCAACTGGACGCGTTCATTGAAGAGCAGACAAACGCGCTCAAGACCGTGCAGACAATCGACTTCACCGGCTACACCCGAGAACACGGTGCCTACGTTTACGGCGACGTGGCCGTGCGCGACGGCAAAGTCTACAAATTGAACGAGGAAGACTTTTTCGACATGGAGAAACTGAGCATTAAAACGCTCAGTCAGTCCGTCACACTGAACATCAACACCGACCTGAACAAGTTCACTACACGCTGGCTCGACATTCTGTGGCAGTGCTTTGGGGCCAAAGGAATCGTCGTTCTGGCGTACTGGCTTGGAGCATTGTTCGCGGAGCAGATCCGGCAACACCAGAAGAGTTATCTGTTTCTTGAGGTGGTCGGCGAAGCCGGTGCGGGTAAGTCCACGCTGATCGAGTTTCTGTGGAAGCTGCTTGGTCGCCTCGACTACGAAGGCTTTGACCCATCCAAGGGCACACCGGTCGCCCGCGCCCGTAACTTCGCCCAGGTCGGCAACCTACCGGTCGTGTTGATCGAATCCGAACGGGAAAAGACCGACGGCAGCGCGACTAAGCAGTACGACTGGGACGAGCTGAAAACCGCTTACAACGGCCGTAGCGTCCGGTCGACCGGGGTCAAGAACAACGGCAACGATACTCGGGAACCGCCGTTCCGCGGTGCTTTTGTGTTCGCCCAAAACCATGCTGTGAACGCCTCGGAGCCCATCCTGCAGCGGATAGCCCACGTCGGCATGACAAAGGACGGCCAGACAGCCAAAACCAAACTGCTGGTGGAAGAACTCGAACAGATGCCCGTCGACAAGGTGAGTGGCTTTCTGTTGATGGCGACAACCCGGGAAGCGCAAGTGATGCAGACCGTGAAAGCGAGTGTGCCGCTCTATGAACAGCGGCTGCTGCAGTTGCCCGAGATCCGCACGGTACGTATTGCCAAGAACCATGCCCAGTTGCATGCGCTGGTCGACGCCCTGGTACATGTCGTGCCACTGCAGCCGCACCAGGTTGACGCAGCCCATGCCGAGGTTCAAAGCATGGCCAAAGAGCGACAACTCGCAATCAACGCTGATCACCCGATGGTCGTTGAGTTCTGGGAGCTTTACGAATACCTGAACAGCCACGCTGGTGCGCTCAATCACTCCCGCAATGAGGGGCTGATTGCAGTCAACCTGAACGACTTTGCCGAAGCTGCAGCGAACAAGCGGCAGAAGGTTCCGGATCTGGCCGAACTCAAACGTCACCTGAAAACCAGCAAGTGCCCGAAGTTTATCGAGACAAACCGCAACGTGTGTTCGTCCTGGGATATCGACGCCGCCGATAAGCCGAAAACCGTGCGGTGCTGGATTTTTCAGGCCGCTTGATCACTACCAAGAGGAGGAACACATATGCACATTCAAGTCATCACGGGCGAAGGTTGGCAAGGCGCTACGAAGCAGCTCAAGCATTTGAAAGAACTGCACGATTGGATCGGCGAAGCAAACCAACTGGTACATGCCGAGGCATACAGCGCTGCTGGCCTGGTAGAGATTCTGGAAGTTCGGAGCGCCACAAAGCAGGAGCTTTTAGTACTGGAATGCAGCCGGGATCAGATCCAGGCGGTGCTGGAATGGCAATCAGAGACGGAAGATCTGGTCGATCTGGAAGACTTGGTGATTCACCTGGTGCGCAGGGCAGGACTGCAGCCATAAGAAACTGACGCCAACGATGTCAGCAAAAAAACGGTACTGAGGAGTTGCAGCTCCCCAGTACCAACCACTACTAGGAGTACGGTAATGAAGACGGAACATCCAAGCAGCAGCGATCCAAAGGCTAGCACACCATCCCAAAACCTGCTGACTCTCGCACTGATCGGCGCAGCATTGATCAGTTACCAGGTGCACAAGACTCCGCACGCTCGCGGGCGACTTGAAAGCCTGGCCACACAGGCGACGACCCAAGGTGATCTGAGCGCCAACGACATGCGCGTTCTGGCCAGCATTCTCGCCATCCCCTCCCCCAGTAATTGAGCCGTCAGGTTCTGGCTTTGAGCATCAGGGCGGGACGTTACACTGCCCTGATTGCTGCTTGAGATAGAGAGCAATCATGAACTCCCAAACAAGCAATGTTCTCACCTTTGAGGACCTGCAGCGCATCACCGGCTACCAACGCCGCTCCGACGTCGAACGCTCGCTGATCACTCAGGGGATCCGCATGTTCCGGGGGCGCACTGGTCCGTGGACGACGCTGGATCTCATCCACCACGCTGCGGGCATAGAGTCTGTAACCTCAGAGAGCTATGACACCGATATCCTATGAGGAAAGCGCGTAAGCGGAAGCACAATCCGCACATCCCCCCACACATCGACCAGGCCGCTCTTCCAGCGGCCATCTATTTTGATCATCGCAACGCCGGCGTCTGGTACAAGCTGCATTACGACGAGACCGGCAAACAGCGCCGGCGCAATGTGGCACCTGCTGACGTGAGCCTGGCCGAGTTGCATCAGATAATGGAGCAAACCTCGGGGGTCGACAAAGGTACATTGCGTTACGTCTGCGCACAGTTTCACTTGAGCGATCGCTATAAGAAACTCAGCCTCAAGACTCACAGCGACTACTGCTATTCGCGGGACGTCCTGCTGGGTATCCCGACCAGGCTGGGCAAGCCGTTGGGGGATCTACTGGTGAAGAAATTCACCGCAGCATTGATCCAGCGGATTGTCGATCGCCTAGCCGACGAAGGCACGCCGTCCAAAGCGGCGCATGTCCTGCGATACCTGCGCCGGGTGCTGCAGTGGGGTCGCAACCGGGGCTACCTCGACAACAATCCCGCGCAGGGAATTGAAGCGCCTGTGGAGCGCAAGCGCCGGCGTTTGCCGGAACACCTGGTCATGGAAGCGCTGGTCGACCGTGCACTGGCGTTCGGGCGCTTGGCCAGGAACGAGAAAGGCGGCTGTCCGGAGTACCTGAGCTACGTGATGGAGATCGGTTACCTCTGTCGCTTGCGGGGCATTGAGACCATCACGCTGACCGATGCCCATGAACTCGCCGAAGGGATCATGACAAACCGGCGCAAGGGCAGCCGGGACAACATCGTCCGCTGGACACCTCGGCTGCGCGCCGCCTGGGAGGGGGCGAAGGCCTACCGGGCCAAGGTATGGGCCAGCAAATCAACGGTCGTTCCGATTCGTCCTGATCGACGCTACATCATCGTGGCCAGCCACGGCGGCCAGTTGCGGAAAACCAGCTTGGACACGGCTTGGCAGCGGTTCATCACCTCGGCCATCGAGGACGGCACCATCACGACAGAGCAGCGATTTGGCCTGCATGACCTCAAGCGGCGGGGCATCACCGACACTGCAGGCAACCGGGCAGACAAACAGGAGGCCAGCGGTCACCGGGACGGGGCGATGATGGACGTCTATGATTTCAGTATTCCGATAGTGGACGCGTCTCGGACTTAGGGGTAAAAGAGGCATTAGAAAAAGCCTCCGAAATACCGCAGAATTTTGGGTGCAGGAGCCGTTATCGTTGGGTATTTTTAAGTGTATTTCAAAATGCATGAGTCTCATACTTATGTGACATTTGATCGATTACTTTTCACTGTGGACGTTGATGACTTGGAGGTCTCATGAAAAACAGCTTTAGCGGATACTATCCCCCAACGCCTGAGCAATATGAACATTTATGGAATGAAGCTCTTTTCGTCCTAGACACCAATGTACTGCTAAATCTATACAGGCTTCCTACATTAGCTCGAGATGAACTTTTAGAAGTGCTACGCCTTTTAGAGAACAGGCTATGGATTCCACATCAGGTAGGTTTAGAGTTCCAAAGAGGTCGACTTAACGTCATTGCAAACGAACGTAAATCTACAGAGGAGGCCTTGGGAGCTGCGCAAAATGTTGTCGGGCAGGTTAAGCAAAAAGTAGAGGGGTTACAGATTGATAAACGTGGACTCGGCATTGAATCACAGCCGTTACTAGACCAATTAGAAAAGTCTAACCAAGAACTGATAAATGCTATCAAAGCGATCCACACTGCTCAGATTGACGTATCTTCTTCCGACTTAGTAAGAAATGCTCTTGACAGCCTTTTAGCTGACAAAGTTGGTGCTGCCCCAAAAAGCCAAGCGGAACTTGATACAATCATTGAAAAAGGAGAGGAAAGATTTGCAGACAAAATACCTCCCGGGTTTGCCGACGCTGACAAAGATAAGAACCCCAACGATGCTACCTTTATATTTGACCATATAAAATACAAGAAAAAATTTGGAGATCTTATATTATGGAAGCAACTACTCAGTCATGTTAAAGAATCCCGAATCAAAACTGTGTTGTTTATAACAGCAGACAGGAAAGATGACTGGTGGTGGAAAGAGCAAGGTAAAACTATTGGCCCTCATCCGGAGTTGATCAGAGAGATACAGAGAGAAGGCGGTGTAGAGCTATTTTGGATGTACTCATCTGTACAGTTTGTCGAGCAAGCAAACAAATACTCACAAGCCAAAATATCCACTGAATCAGTTGCCGAAATTCAGCAAGTTGCCAAAGCCGAGTTACCCGAAGAAATGTATCCATCAGACTTTATTAACGATCGGGGCGGCGCGTCTACCCATTTAGAAAGTATACATACCTATAAAAACGGATCTAATCTCTGGAAGAAAAAGATCGTCGTGGAGTGGCTAGAAGGGCAATTCCCATCAGCCAAATTCTTGTTGACAGGGTATACAGACTTCGACGTTTATACTCCGCGCGGAACAGAAGGCCACGTCATCACCCAAGCCTTAATTAGCGACAACATCACTAATATCCACATGAGTACAAAGGTAGTAAAAGCACTAAACCATTTAGCGCTAGGAAACATAAATACACTATCACTTCTTGTGCCAGTTACCCCCCTACAATTCAGACAAATAAATATCGGCGACAACCATGAAATATTAAGAAAAAACATCCATCAGATAATGGCCCGAACAAACATAACCAGCTTCTACGTAGGCATAATTCAACAGGGTGAGTTTCAACTTTTCATGTTTGAACATAACGGTTACATCAGTCCTCTAGAGCAAGAAGATTAATATAAACCCGAGAATCTTAGGCTCCAGCGTCACTGCCACCTGCTCTATGGTTTGCAAAAAAGCCCGCCGAGGCGGGCTTTTCCTAACTGCGGATTGAAAATAGGGCGCGTTATTCGCAATGAGTCAAGTCCACTCCGAATAGTTGAGGGGCTTAGGGGGCTCAGCGGCGACCTTTGCTTCTGCTTCCGTCAAGGTATGTCCTAATGTGAACGTCTGAAGTGGCCAACCAGACTCGTCATGTCCCGAGGCGACATTTATTAACCGCCACCCTGCGTCAAGCCCCCTGTTGACTTCATCAGCCTGATGCGTGGTTTTAATCCGCTTGAAATCTTCCAAACTCATGTTGTTCTAGCTCCATGTAATTGTGCCTAGCCGCCACACCAGCGTAACGCAGTGAATGGCCGCGAGATTTCTACTAGTTAATCACCCTGTCAGCCCAGTTGCTCGCCCAGTTCGGAAAGACTAGCTCTTTCTCGCGGAGTGCGGGTAGGAACGGGCTTTTTCGGCTTGGCTAGTACATATATCGGTCCGTGAGTCTTGATTCCCCCTTCATACCGATCACCGGAGACAATCGCCACTAGAATCCAGCCCTCAGCAATAAACTGACCCGCCGCCTCGGCGGTATTGGCTTCTATCAGGCTGCCGACCTCATGCAATTGCATCAAATTTTTCCTCATCGTACTGGCTGATAGTTTTCGGCTCCTCGCTACCCAACCAGCCGACCACATAGCTGGTATTAGGCAGATTTTCCCATTTGCCGGTTTCCGGGTTGCGATCATGAATCACGCCGGGCCGGACCAGCAGTAGAACCCATCCGTCTCCCAGATGCAGGTTCACTTCGCGATCAATCTCCAGCTCGCGCACTTGCTTTACATCGCCAATCAAAAACTCTGCCATCGGTCACACTCCTTGTAGTGGTGGCGCATTGTTAGCACAAACTCTCGACAACTGGATAACATTGTGCGGAGTGATCTGGCATTAGTGATCGCGCACCACACCACGGATCGTCGACGCCTCAACGCCTCAACAGACACAAAACTCACGTTTTCAAACACGTAACAAAGCCTGATAAGCCGCCACATATCAGAGGTGACAGAGATGCGGCACGTAATAAGAAAACCTGTAACCCTATGATCTATAAGTTAAAAGCATCTTCCTTGTAATCAGTAGGTCCCGGGTTCGACTCCTGGTGCCGGCACCATACAAGGTTTCAAAGGTGGTTTTTGCAGCCTTTGAAATCTCCGAAAAACCCGCCTTTTGGCGGGTTTTTTCGTTTTGGGCGCTTAGTCAGTTGAACTTCAATCGTCAAATTCGCGGTGATCAGCTAGGCCACGCGGGCCCATCCAAGCAAGACTGCAAAGCCGCCGCCCTTAGATGGACCTCAATTAAAAATCTAAAGCCAATGCGAACTGTCTGTGGAAAACCACAGATTCCACTGGTAGATAATCTCATCCACAGCCGCAAAATTCCCGAAACCCGAAAGAGCCCCGAATTATCCACAGGCTTAGAAAAGATCGGGTAAATCGCTGTCGCCGGAGAGTAACCCAAGTAGTCGGAACCTTTAAGGCGAGGCCGCACGGTGGTGTTTCTCCCTCAGGCGATTAGCGTGCGGCGGCTCGCACGGTCACAGCGATGTGATGGATGCCTACTTTTACCAGTGTGCCCACAGCGGCAACTCATCCCCTTTCATAGCTGCCCTGCAGCAACCTCTCCGATTGGCCATTCCAGTGCGCCAAGCTGCGTCAGCGAGATCGTGCACCTAGCGCGAAACCGGGGGGCGGCTACGTGAAGAGATCCTAGCCGACCTGCTCAGGTTGCAACGAGAAGCCGAACGACTCGGCCGAATCCACATTTAAGATGGGACCAAAGGTGGCCGATTAGGTGCATCGGCCCAACGCTGGATCCCCGCGACAGAGCAAGTCAAAGGTGCGCTCAAAATGGCCCGCAGCACGTACCCTTCCGGAAGCCGCAATCTGCTGGGTCGTAACGAAAGCTACATAAGTTCATACGGGAAACGGTCGGCCAGCACGAAATATCCTACACGCCCTCGGCATCAAGGGCTTTCACGAACTACGCTCAGCCTACGCCTGTGAACGTTACGAACAAATCACAGGACACCCCGCTCAGTGAATAGCAGGGTCTGTTACAGACAGGATCGCCAGATTGACCGAGAGACTCGCAGGCAGATCAGCATCGAGTTGGGCCATAGCCGGATAGACGTAGCGTCCGCGTACATCAGAGGAAGGAAATGACCCTGGCCTTTGACATGAAGCTATTCCTCAGCGGGGTCCTTAAGGGTCGATAGCCACCCGCGATAGACATGTGCCAAGCCTTAGCCATCCAAATCGCAATGCGAAGCGGTGGAATCGAGACAATCCGTGGACTTGGCGAGCCAAACACTTGAAATGGTTTTTTGAGAAGAGTCTCATAAGAAATCCCCCTCTACTCACTATTATTACTGGCTGACTGCTCGACTCCTTACTAAAAGAATGGGACGATCGCAAAGCATGGATGCTCAGATATCGCGATATAGGCTACCAGCAAAGAGCGTATCGATGAGCACTCAGGAGCGCGCCCAAAAGCCTCAAAGCGAATAAGAGGCTCAAAAAGTGCACCACACACCAACTAGTCAATAGGAAAGTTAATGTCTACTGATTTAATAGCCCAAGTCGAAGAGCAACGACATCACGTAGTGGTGGACAGTTTCACAATTACGTGGAACGAGCTGATCAGTCAATACAAGGCTGGAGATGTGACTATCAACCCCTCCTACCAGCGAGCCTTTCGCTGGTCCCTAGAGCAACAGACGAAATACGTAGAGTCACTTCTTTTAAGCATACCAACCCCACCCATATTCCTATCAGAAAATAGCGATGGAACATTTGAGGTGATCGACGGATTACAGCGTTTCAGCACCATTATAAAATTCTTTTCCGCTGAAATTTTTGAAGACGAAGAGCCCCTTGATATAAAACAAAAAGAAAACCCCAACAATATAAATCTTCCAACAATACTTACCGAAGCTCCAATACTAACAGGGCTCATAGGTCATTCTAGAGAAACCCTACCAGAAACTCTACTCCGGACCCTAAGATACTCCCGAGTACAATTAATTCTTCTCCAAAAAGAATCAAGTAGCCTTGCAAAATTTAACGTTTTCACGCGACTTAACAGAGCGGGTACAACACTTTCAAATCAAGAGATTAGAAACTGCTCTGCCCGATTATTTGAAACTGACTTTCCTGACATTCTAAACACTTTGGCGACCTCTGAAAAAATTATAAAATCACTTAAGCTATCAAGAGAAGAAAAAGACTCAATGGGTATTCAAGAAACCATTTTGAGGCTCATAGCTTTTGGAACCCTAGAACCTAAAACACAAAAAATAGAGGAATTTCTTGACGACGTCATGTATCAAGCCGCACAAAAAAAACTACCCCACCAAAGCAAAATACAAGCAAAAGTCATTGAAACTTTCGAAATAATTTATTCCGCATTCCCCGAAGGCCAAGCATTTAGATTCTATAAATCTGAAAAATTCTCCGGCTCGTTTAGCCCTAACCTTTACGACATAATTGCATGCGGTGTGTTCAACAATCTTTCCAAATGTAGAAAAAGAACTCCTGAACAGATGAGAAACCTCATCATATCATTGCATGGTGAAAAGGAAGCAATCGCACTTACCGGTGCCGGTTCAAATGCGAGATCGAAAATGATTGGCCGTGTAACCTTCGGCAAGAAATGGTTTGCTTGA